TCATTATATCATGACAGATTTTATCATCTAACATAGAAACTTCATCTACAACTAGATAATCATATTTCAACAAATTAGATTTATTAAATGTATCCAGCATAAATAACTGATCACCGTTATCAGTAATTACTTCTTTAAGACCTAACATTTTGTGAATAGTACTATATACAATACTCTTTTTCATGTCAAATATATCTTCAAAGATGTAACCATTCATACCTGATTGTAAAGAACTGTTATACAACACTCCTACAGCTTTGTTGGTAGGAGCACTAATACCAATTAACTTATTATCAGTAGTATAGGTAATATATTCTAGTATTTTTTTTACTAGATATGTTTTACCTGTGCCCGCATAACCTTTTAAGATTATTGCAGAATTCTGTGGATTTTCTAAGAAATTAACTATTTCTTCAAATGCAACAGACTGATCCTGGTTTAGACCTAAAATTAGTCTTGAACGTATTAATGTTTTAATGCATTCCTCTGCTACTGTAAAGTTTTCAGGGTCAGCTGATTTTACCATTAAACTTAAAGTCTCAGTCTGTTGATCATCAATAAGATTTTTATCATTAATCTCATTAATCCTTTTAATCCACCTTTGTTTTTTTTCATTTAATTTCATAGTTTACCATATGATTTTATATTTAAAATGTAGATAACAAAGATCTGATACTTTGTTAAACATGTTTTCTGAATTCCATTTTTCCATGTTGCTATGAGCAGCTGATGCAGGATGAGAACAAAATATCTTAAAATTATTTTCTGATACAGAATCTGCCCACTCTTGTGCTTTTCTACCCATAAAAACATATATTAATCCTGGATTATAACACATTAATTGATCCATTAGGAAAGCCATGAACGGTTGCCATATGTTGTAATGTTGACCTACTTTTCCTACAGTAGTAGTAAAAGCTGAATTTAACATTAGTATGCCTTGGTTTGACCACCGTTTAAGATCTTTATCCCATACATAACCATTTGGATATACTATGTCTTCAATTTCTTTAAACATGTAACGCATTGATGCCTCTGGATTTTTAGTGTTAGAACAAGAAAATGCTATACCATCTGCTACACCCATGTGAGGATAAGGATCTTGACCAATCATTACAACTTTAAGTTGATCATATGGACATTCTTCAAAAGCTCTAAAAACTTGTTTCAGTTGAGGAGTAAATCTTTTACCTTCTTGAGCATCTTTTAGTAAAGCCTGTAAGATTTTATCAAAGTCTGAACTCAAAATAAAAGTTTTTAATTTATCCGCCCAACCTGAAGGCTTAAGTTTTTCATATAACTTTTGTTTTATTTCTTCTAAATTTATTGTGTTTATTTTTGTAGTCATAAACTTTTTATGTTTAAATTTTTTTAATTAAATTTGGTTTATGGAAGATAACAAACAACCACCAGTTGATTCAACTGAACCAGAAAAAATCAAATTAACAACTATTTCTCCACAAGAATTAATTGATATCAAAGTCTCAGGACATTTCTTAAATAAAGCACAAAAGCTATTAATGACCATGTGTGCTGAAGTAGGAGAAAAAGAAATGCTTGCTATATTTGAACGGATTAAAGATAACAAACCTGCTGAAAGTAGTCATGAAGAAGCAATCATTATGTTATTATCTATTGTTGACGGTATTGAAAAAGCTGCTTTAGAGCAAAACAAAGCCTCAATAAAAGAATACACAGGAGAAGAAGCTATAAAACTTTTTCAATTTCAGAATGCAAATGATTTTATCTAAAATTAATTCCCACCATATCCCCTGCATATATTAGTGATTCAATTACTAAACTTAATTCTTCTTTAGAACACTCAGCTAGAGATTTGCAAAAAAGTACCTTTTCTCCATCATAGTCTACAACAAAACACAAACCTGACATTTTTAGAATGTCAAGTTTTGTTTTGTCAAACATTTCACCCTGTTCTTTTGCTAACTCTCTAATACAAACATGAATTTTTGCAAGTTGAGCAAGAGTTCCATCATCTTTATGAGCTTCCATAAACATGTCTGCAATCTGACCTAATTCAAGACTTTTAACAAAAGCTTCAAATTTTGGTTTAATTGCTTCTACAGGAGACATTTTAGTTTCACCAGTTTTTATAAATTTACCATGAAATATGTTATGCTTTTGAGCCATTGTTTCTTGCTTTTAGTAATTTTTTATGATTACTTTTTGCCAATTTTAATTCTTCTTTTTCTTGATTGTTTTTCTTAAAGACTTCTCCACCACGTGGACCTTTTTCTTTTTCAATTATTTCATTCATATGATTTAATTTATTGATTTATACTTTTTTGTAACCTTTTTTAACTTTATCATTTATCAGCTTACCATAAATACTTGAAGCTTTTTCAAAAGATACTGGAATTGGAGTTTTAGTACCTTCGATCAGGGTTGATCCCCTGCGTCCGTATGCAAATATAACAACATATTTATCATCTTCTATTGGTTTTAATGTAACATTGTAAACCTTATCAGAGAATATGTCATAAAAATGCAAGCGTGTTATTTCTACTGTTTCTTTAGTCATTAGAAAGTTTGTATAAATTTAAAGCCCATGGTTTATGTTTTGTTTTTCCTGTGACATCTTCAATTGTAAAAGGTATATAACCACAATCTTCAAAGTCTTTTCCATTTTTAGGTAAACAACTTCTTAGATCATCTTCTATGGCTTTACAACTCATGCAAATAATATCAGTATTAAACCAAGACATTGTTCTGCTTTTAAGAGGTTCTGCACAACGCTTGCAGAAATTTAATGTAAAAAAGTTATCTGTACTCATGTTGATTAATTTTCTATTTTAGCTGTAAGACCTTGGTCTAGTAAAGCTTCACACACTGGTAAAAGTTTATCAAATGACCCATTTTTTACAGCACATTTGCCGTTGTTATGTATAATGTGAGCACATTGTTCAGCTTGCAATATGTTATGTTCACAATACTTTATAAAACACAATATGACATGCTCAAAAGTATTTACATTATCATTATACACAACAATGGATTTTGTTTTTTCTTTTTTTTCTAAAATAAGTACGTCATCATCCAGTAGGGGATTATATGTCATCTCCATCATGTAAAAAGTTTAACATTTTATTTCTTTCTTCTATAGCTTCTAACCTTGGTTTGTCTAATTCTACAATAGACTCACCTGCCATTTCTAAATCTGTTTCTATCTCATCAATAAAAATAATTAAATCATTTAATTTTTTAGACAAAGCTTTAGTAATTTGCTGATTAGCAAGTATTTTTTGAATATACTTTAATTGCTCTTTTTGTTGAGCAAGTTTTTTAAGATTTATCTCCATCTTTTGGTTCTTGAGGATTAATGTTTGGGTCAGTAAATAAATGTTGGAACATTGTATGATTCCAACATAATTTTATCTGAGTACTATTGTAATGTTTTATTTCACGGGTCTTCTCATTAGCGACTACCCAGATTGTGTTTTCATGTGGACCATAGTCCATTATCATGAGGACAATACCATCTCCATGTGGTGTTTCCACCCATAGAATTTGGTGTAATTCATGAATTGCTGTCATAATTTTTATTATTTAAAAAATATATCTGATTGTGTTCCACGGTATAATTTTATCATGCAATTCAGTCCACTGTTTAATGTACTGAGCTTTAAGACCATGTTTATACCTTATATTTTCACCACCATACTGTGAAATTTTTCCTTCCTGTATCTCAGGCTTCCATAATAAATCTTCTCCAGGAAGATTGTTGGCTAGGTTATATTGATGCTTACCTTTATTATGAGTAAGAAAGATTACCTCAGCTTTCACAAGATGTTTATGCTTCCTATCTACAATGGCATCAACACCTTCAAACAAAATTCTGTATTGCTCTAACCATCCATCTGTAACAATTACAGGAGAAAAGTTAATATGAACATCATACCCAGCTTCTATAAAGTCATTGATAGCTCTAATTCTGTCAATAATTTTACTTGTATTTGGCTCCAAGATTTTTGCATATGGTGTTGGCATCAAACTAAATCTGATTCTAACCTTACCTTCAGGGTTAAATTCCAAAAGTTTAGGATTTACATATTTAGTTGCAAAAGAACCCATAGCTTTGGGGTGATTCTTAAAGAAGTCAAAGATTTTTCTCCACTCATGGT